AGCTATATGGAATTAACTAATTGCGCTTTCTGCAACGCTGTTAATTCTGGGGATGCACCCAACATATTCACCGAAGACGAAATTAACAGCTTTATCAAAGAGGTTTTTTCTGGTAAAGTAAATGCCAGGAAACTTCCAAAACACATTTACTTAAGAACTGCCAAGCATTTAACTGATGCTGTGTTCCAGGGATTCGGCAAGAACATGATTCAGATTGAGTATGGCACTCCTGATTACGTCATGCTTAAATCTCTTAGAGAGAATGTATATGTTTTCTCTGCTGCAAAGACTTATCAGCAAACAAAGAAGATTTCAGCTCTGCTAACTGACGGTGATAGGCTTGTTCCTTTTGCTGAATTCAAGAAAAAGGCAGGTGAAGTATTCACCACTTACAACAAGCAATACCTACAGGCTGAGTATAACAGTGCTGTTGCCCAGGCAAGGTCTGCAAGCAAGTGGCAGACGTTTGAAAAAGAAGCCAGGATATATCCACAACTACAATATAGAACTGCTGGTGATGGAAGGGTAAGACCTGAACACCGTGTGTTGGATAAGATTGTTCGACCTGTAAATGACAAATTTTGGGACTGGGCGGTTCCTCCACTGGGATGGAATTGTAGATGCAACGTAATTCAGATTGGTGGTGTAGAGAACACCGACTTATCAAAACGAAGAAAGCCAAGCTTGGAAGAAGTGCCTGAAATATTTCGATTCAACCCAGGCAAAGACAAGATTATTTTCTCACCTGCACACCCATATTTTGATGTAGCGAAGAAAGACAAAGCCTTTGCCAAGAAAAACTTTAACCTGCCTCTGCCTTAATGAAAAACGATAACGCTAAAATATTGATTGAACAACAAAGAAAGGTGTTGCAGGTGGTTAATGACTTCATAACTGTAATGGGTGTTGAAGCTAAGAAACACTTTGATGACAGTTTTGAAAACCAGGGATTCACTGACGATAAGATTGAGAAGTGGGAGCCAAGAAAAAACAATAGAGAATCAGACAGGGCAATCTTAATTAAAACTGGTGACCTGCGAAGGTCAATTAAGGTGGTTGACCAGGACGCTAAAAGCGTAACAATCGGTTCTGACCTGGAATATGCCCAGGTACATAATGAAGGAACGAAGAACACACCAAAAAGACAATTTATGGGCTATTCAAAAGCGTTGGCGCAAAAGCTCTATAAAATGTTGGATGCACAAATAAGACAAATATTTAAGTAAGATGGAAAAGGAACTATACACAGCGTTAAAAGCGGAAATACAATCAAAGATTCCACGAATTAAAACGGTCGGTCTATTTAATAATCAATTCACCCATTCCAACGGTGAACAGAAGGAGGGCAGAGACCAGAACCCTTTTCTTTATCCTGCCTGCTACATTCAATTTGATTATGGAAGTGCAACGTTCCAAGATTATTCACAGGGAGTGCAGCATATAGACAGCGTGAATGTTATTACACACCTGGGTTTTGAGAGCTATAAGAACGAAGATTTAGAAATACTTCAAATAAAACAGGATTTATTCAAGGTGATTCACCGATTCAGGAACGAATATTTTGCTGCTCTGACCAGGATAAGTGAAGAAGCTGACTACAACCATTCCAATATTCAGGTTTATAAGACTATTTATAGAACAAGTGGAAAGGACTTCACAGCAGATATAAGACCAACAATTGCTATTCCTTCTGGAACAACAATTTCTGTTTCTGCTGTCACAGTAAATCTTTCCGCTATTACTTCTTAAGATATGGCACGTACTATTCAAGAAATAAAAGCTCAGATGGACGCTCAACAGGCGTTACAATCGGATTTATCTGGGTTGAACTCGACCTCACAAACTTCAATCTATAATCTGTGGAAATACATTACAGCCGTTGTTATCTTCTTACATGAAAGCCTTTGGGACTTATTCAAACAAGAATTGGAAACAACAATTGCTGATGCACCTGTAGGTACTGATAATTGGGTTCAACAAATGGCTTTTAAATTTCAGTATTCATCTACAGACCCACAGGTGATAGAGATTAACGACAATTTTGCTGTGGCCTCACCACCTCCTTTTGTCCCTTCTTATCCTGTCGTAGATGAAACGCTCAGAATTATTACCAGGGCAAGCGTAAAGACCCTTCCTAACAGAATTGTGTCGGTTAAAGTAGCCAAGAGTGAACCACCACAAGCGTTAAGCGCACCTGAGTTGAACAGCTTCAAAGGCTACTTGAATGATATTTCTTTTGCTGGTGTTCAATACAACGCTGTTTCCCTGGATTCGGACAAGGTAATGATTAAGGCCAACATTTATTATGACGGTCAATACACCAGTACAATATCAGCTTCAACAATTACCTCAATAAATAACTTCCTTGCTGCTATCCCTTTTGATGGGGTATTCAGATTAAGTTCCTTGGAGAATGCAATCTTAAGCACACCAGGAGTTAAGGACGTGTTCATTTCTGACGTTTCTGTTAGACCCGATACGGTTGTTTTTTCTGCTATCACAAATTCAAATTACCTGGTTAAGACTTCAACTGAGTTAACGAACAAACTGAATCTGTATTCAGGTTACGTAACTGAGGAAACTACAGGAGGTGAAACTTTTGCCGACCGCTTAAACTTTATTATTGAGTAATGAACATCTTTTCTGTCACTTTCGATAATGTGTGGAAACAATTAACCCCACCAGCCTTAAGGCAGCCTTTACAGCTTGCCTGGGGAAAGGTATTGGTTAAACCCGTACAGTATTTAAGAGACCTTGTTTTAGATGACTACGCTAACGGTTCACCGTATGCCAAGTATGATAACACTTCTTCCTACACAGTTGATAATAGAGTAATCTATATTGACAGGGCGGTGTATCAGTGCTATTCTGCTACCACTCCTGGTATTAATCCTTTCAATTCAGGTCACTGGACAAAGATTAATGATTGTTTTATTGGGGCAAGAGAAAGAGTTCTTTACAACTCACAAAAGAAATTATTTGAATACACCCTTAATAAGTGGTTTCAGTGTTCAGGAATCTATATTGAAACCCTGGCTGCAACTACACCAGTATTCTTAATGGGTAACACTGGCCCTAACTCAAGTGTGATGACAAACAGCGGTGCGTATGCAACAAATTATATGCTGAATAGCTATAATGGTAATGTGCAATCGGACTACATGATATGGGTTCCTTTATCTGCTTATACGCCGCTTGGAAGTACAAATACTGAACGTGAAAACACAATCAGAAGCTTTGCTGACAGATACAATCTGGCAGGAATGATTTATTCTGTGAGTGGATATTAAAAAAATGAATTATGAATAAGATAGATGTTTCTTTTATTAACGACCCAACAACTGAACAGCCTTTAACTGGCCCTTCGTTGGCTTTCCTTCAATCTGGAACAAGCGAAATAGTTGCTGCAACCATTCAATCTCTAATTGGGGATTCGCCAAGTGCAAGCACACCGTATATTCTTTATGGTTGTGTAAAGACTGACTTAGGAGGTGGTAACTTTTCCTTTACTGATGGATATATTTTCTACCTGGGAGAAGTTTTTAAATTCCCTGGTATAACATCAATTGCTCTGCCTGACACAGCCGTGTGTAATATCGTAACCACTTATGATACGATAGCCGACCCGTTAGAATTCTCTGACGGTATTAGCAGGAACGTTCACCAACACAGAACTATTGAATTAATTGACGGTACTTCTGGTTCTGGTGACTTCAACTTTGATGACGCAAGAAGTCTTAGCTCCTGGTTGCCGAAGCGATTTGAAGTAACTCTTTTTGATTCGACTTCACATAACCCTGCTAACAACAACCTTACAAATGTGTACACTTTCACTGCTACCTGTGATATGGTGGAGTTTTGTTTTGATGTTACCTACAGGTGTGCGATAAGCAACGCTGGTAATGCTGGTACTATTGAATGGCGTATTCTGCAAAATAATACGACCCGTCATCTTGAGGCACACGATTTTCCTTCTGTATATTCTGGACATGATGTTTTGCATCACTTAAAACTGGTGATGCCTTCGGCATATCCAATATTAAAAGGTGATGTAATAGAACTTGGCTTTGATTACTTCTCAGTATCAAACCCATTTGCTACAGTGTATAACGTTAACCTGACTGCTTCAAGCAATAAGACTTCTAACTGGTAATTGATTACGGCCAGTTGATAGTTCAAACCGTAATCGTTCAAGGCTGCCCTTAAAAAAGGCGGCCTTTTTTATTGCCTGCTGATTTTTTAAAAATCCCACCTATTTATTAAGGATTCACAGTCCTTATGGAGTTTAAGTATATCAAAAACATTTCTGACACACAAGACGAAGCAACCTTACTTCTTTATGATGTAATAGGAAGAAATATTGACGAAGACGGTAACACGTCTGGAATTGACGGTCAAATCTTCGCCAAAGAAATTCAATACCTCCAAAACACAGTTAAGCAAATTAATGTACGCATCAATTCAGCAGGTGGAAACGTGCTGGATGGCTATTCAATCGTATCTGCAATTGTCAATTCTAAAGTTCCTGTCTGCACTTATGTTGACGGTCTTGCGGCAAGTATTGCAGGTGTAATTGCTTTAACTGGCTACAAAAAATGTATGATGGATTACGGCACACTCATGCTGCATAATCCATTTTCTGAGAATGGACAAGCTGACCAGAAAGTTTTAGACCTGGTTAAAGATACCCTGGTTACAATCCTTAAGAACAACACCCCACTTGACGAAAAACAAATCAGTGATGTAATGGACGCAGAGACTTACTACAGCTCTGAACAGGCTTTACAGCTTGGACTTGTAGATGAAGTAATAGCAAGCGGTCAGAAAGTGAAAGTAGATGTTTCTGATTTAGCAGAAATGCAGACTATTTATAACCAACTCATAAAACCTAAAGAGATGGAAAAAGAAAATCAAAATACGCCAGTGGTTAAGGTGGAGAATGAAGCTGCTACAGCTCCGATTGAACAACCAAAAATAAATAATGAAATGAAGAACAAATTGGGATTGGCTGAAACTGCCAACGAAGATGAAGTGAATTCAGCTCTGGAAGCACTTCTTAATGAACGTAAAGCTTTGAAAGATGCACTTGACGCAGTTGAGAAAGAAAAAGAGACTGCACACAAAGCAAAAGTTGAAGAAATGGTTAACAGCTATTACCAGGAAGGTAAAGTTGCTGACGAAGAAAGAGAAGCTATCACAAAGCTTGCTCTAACTGATTTTGACGCAGTGAAAAATATGCTTGACAAAATCGGCACTACAAAGTCTGTGAAAATCTACAACCAGGAACAAATAGCTACTCCACAAAACGATAGAGCCAACTGGACAATTCGTGATTGGGAGAAGAAAGACCCTAAAGGTTTATTGAAGCTTAAGAATGAAACTCCTTCAATCTACCAAAGCATGTACGAGCAATTCTACATGAACAAGAAAAAATAAAAATCTACCTATTTATTAATACAAAAAATAACAACCAAATATTATGGCAATACAAACAGAAGTATGGATTAAAGATATAAACGAGAACCTTTATCCTACAAGTAGCTTTATGAATTACGGTATTGACTACTCAGAATATGTAGTTAATCACACTGTACACATTCCAAACGCAGGTGTAAACCCTGGAATCGTTCTCAATCGTAGTTCTTGGCCTGTATCAGTTGCTCAAAGAACTGACGCTGACTTAACTTTCAGTCTTAACGAATACTCAACCGAAGCAATTCAATTGCAGTGGAGTGAAGCGTTAGAGGCAAGTTATGACAAGAGAGCTTCTATCCTTTATAACCTTAAATCAAACCTTACCACAGTATTAGGTAACCAAACCGCTTATGCGTGGTCACCTTCTGCAACAACTAACGGTGTAACCCGTGTTGTTAGAACTTCTGGTTCTGGCTCTACACTTGCTCTTGCGAGCGGTGCAACTGGTCAAAGAAATGCTATTACGCTTGCTGATATAACTGCTGCCAAGAACATTCTTGACACAGATAACGTGCCTGATACTGACAGATTCTTATTGATGCCTTCTTCTATCTACAACAATCAATTCATGTTGATTACACAGGTGATTGAGGCGCAAAGATTCGGTCAAGCGAATTTACCTTCTGGTGTTGTAACTGAGATTTTAGGATTTAACGTAATGCAACGTCCTACTGTATCAGTTTATGCTACAGGAGCTACGCCAACCCTTAAAGCAGTGGATGCAAACGGTAACGTGGCATCTACAAATACCACCGATAACCTTGCAGTTCTCTGCTGGTGGAAAGGTGCAGTATGTATTGCTAAAGGTGAAACTGAAATTTTCTACCAAGAAAGAACACCACTTTACCAGGGTGACTTATTCTCTGCACTTGTAAGACACGGTGCAAGAATCGTTCGTCAAGACGGTAAAGGTGTTGCCGCAATCGTACAGCAATAATAAATCCCACGAATTAGAAATACGAAAAGCCCAACTGACTGTATGGTTGGTTGGGCTTTTTCACATATAAAAAATGAAAATGGCAAATAACGTCAACATAATACTTGGCCCTTCTGGATTAGGCAGACCGCTTCCTGGTGAAGACCACATAAGCGGCCTTATCTATTACACGGCTCATCTTCCAAGCGGCTTTGATAACTACGGTGATGTACACGAGATATTTTCTGTTGAAGAAGCGGAAACACTTGGTATAGATGATAACCACAGCGGTGAAACAAGGGCAATTGGAACAACTACAATCACTGCTACTGGTTCAACTGGTGCAGTGTTCACAATCGGTGTAGCAACAAATTCAGGAACGGTTAATATCGGTTCTTACACTGTTGTTTCAACTGATAGCAAGAACACAATTGCTTCTTCTCTTGTAGCGGATATTAACACTAACACATCTGTTCACGGTTATACTGCTACTGCTTCAACCGCTACTATTAGCGTAACCGCTCCTGGTGGAACTGGATTGAACGGTAACAGCTTTACGTTTGATAACACTGTTACTGGTTCAGGTACAACTTCTGCAACAACTTTTGCAGGTGGTGTTGCTTCTTGGAATGACCCCATTCACTATCACATCTCTGAGTATTTCAGGATGAATCCTAAAGGGGATTTGTTTGTAATGATTCAATCAGCAACAACAACCTTTAGTGAAATTGTTGACTTACAAAATGCTGCGGACGGTAAAGTTAGACAGGTTGGTGTTTATACACAATCTGGTTTTGCTACTGCTGATGTTAGCAAGATTCAAACTCAGTTAGACACTTGCTTCAACAACTACAAACCACTTGAAGCAATTTACCAAGCTGACTTTAGCACTGTAACTGACCTCACAACTTTATCTGACCTCCACCAATTGACCGCTAAGAACGTTTCTGTTCTTCTTGGCCAGGATGGAGCGAATAAGGGTGAAGAACTTTGGTTGGCTGTACAAAAGTCAATCGGTACAGTTGGTGCAGCTCTTGGAACAATCTCTGCTTCTAAGGTATCTGAATCAATTGCCTGGGTTGGAAAGTTTGACGTTTCTGACGTAGAGCTTGAAACACTTGCTTTTGCTAATGGTGCTTTCTATTCAAGCTTATCAGACGGGTTAAAGAATGCTATTGAGAATAAAGGCTACATCTTCCTTAAGAAGTATGTAGGTTATCCAGGTAGCTACTTCAACAATCCTTATACGTGCGTTGCTTCTTCTTCTGACTACTCAAGAATTAATCTTAACAGAACAATTAATAAAGCAGGCAGAGAGGTTAGAACATTTCTCCTTCCTGCGATTGCATCACCTGTATTCTTTCTTGCTGATGGAACTCTTACTACTGATGTGTGTTCCTACTTTGAAACTCAAGCTGCAAGAGCTTTAGACCAAATGGTCAGAGATGGAGAACTAAGTGCTTTCAAAACGCTTGTTAATCCAACTCAAAATGTACTCTCTACAAACAAACTGGTTATAAACGTAAGCCTTGTTCCTGTTGGAACTGCTGATGTGATTGACGTGAATGTAGGTTTTGTCTTATCAGTTTAATCCCTTATCCCTAAAAAATAATTTATGAATGTTATTACTCCACTTATAAACGGTGCTTCCTACGAATGGGCAGATATAACTCTGAACATAATGGGTGTGCCAATTGTCGGTATTACCAATATCGAATACAAACAAGACCAGGATATGATGAATGTATATGGTGCAGGTCGTATGCCAGTTAGTAGAGGTTACGGAAAAATTACACCTGAGGCGAAGATTACGCTTTTGATGGAAGAGGTTGAAGCTATTTCTGCTGCTGCCCAGAATGTATCTGCTTTGGGTCTTATCCAAGATATACCTGAATTTGATATAGTAGTTGCCTACCTGGATTCAAGAAAGACACCTGTTGTTCACAAGCTCCGCAATTGCAGATTCAAGAATAATAACCGTGTTACAAAGACAGGTGACCAGTCTATTGAAGTTCAACTGGACTTAATCATTTCTCACGTAGAGGGACTGTAAAAAACCAAACTTAAAACTATCACATGAAAACGAAACAAGAATTAGAAAACGACTTAGCACTGCTTAAGGCACAACATAAAACTGTGTATTCAATTGAAGTGCCTTTAGATGAAGATGCAAGCGAACATGCTACAATCTATTTAAAGAAGTACAACAGGGAAATATACAGTATGGTGAACAGCCTTATTGCTAAAGGTAAAGATTCATTAACTGCTGTAGAAGCATTCTTAAGAGGGTGCTATATCGGTGGTGATGACCTGGAAATTGTAGTGAATAATCTTGACGCACTGATTGCCTGTGAAACACCAGTTGTTCAGATTATGTCCAAGTATTCAGCAGTGCTAAAAAAAAATTAAGTGAGTGGAAAGATGTTTTTGAAAGAAACGAATTCCACCAGAACGAGGCACTATTAAAGTTCTATTATCCAACAGTTGATTCAACTAAGATAGATGACGATAAATGGTGTGAGCTGGTTCAAGGTTTACACTTCGTACTGAAATATAACGGTACACGCACAGAAAACAAGTAATACCAGGGATGTAAACTAAACGGTTCGCATCCCTTTTTTTTTAAAAGAATGGCAACAGAAATTAAATATAGAATGACCCTTGACGACCTGTTTACAGGTAAGATGAAGGGTGCTATTAATCAAACTCAGAGCCTTGACAAGGCACTCAATAAAATCACGGGTACAATCGGTGCTGTTGCAGGTGCTTTCAAGCTAATGGATTTTGGCAAGAGTGCCTTAAACAAGTTGAAGGAGTATGAATATTTCTCTGCTGGTTTAAAAACGTTAATGCACGGTGACGCTGACGGTGCAGAAGTTCTTCAAAAGAAACTTGTTGAGCTGGCTAAAACAACTCCTTTCTCCTTGGAAGATGTGCAGCGAGGAACTAAGAATCTTTTAGCATACGGCTTTGCAAGTAATGACGTGACGAAGAATTTAAGGATGCTTGGTGATGTGTCAGCAGGTGTTGGCGCTCCCTTGAATGATATTATTTATCTGTATGGTACACTTAAGGCTTCTGGTCGTGTGACCATGAAAGACCTTATGCAATTTGGAGGGCGTGGTATTCCTATTTACGAAGCACTTTCTAAAACGCTTCACAAGTCTGTAGCCGAAATACAGAATATGACTTCTCAAGGTAAAATCGGTTTCAAACAAATCGAAGATGCCTTTAAGAGTATGACCACAGAAGGGGGAAACTTCTTCAATATGATGGAAGAACAATCTAAGACTGTTGGTGGGCAATTATCAAACCTTGCTGATAGCTGGGACCAGCTTCAAATTCATTTAGCACAGGCCAAGACAGGTATAATAAAAATTGTTGTGGACAAGGCTAATGCCTTTGTTGCTGATGCTGACTTGCAAGTACAAATGCAAAACAACCGAGACAGAATATTCGGTTCTGCTGGTGTTCAGCAATCAAACTGGCTGGCAAGACAATTTAATTTGGGTTCTACAAAGGCTTTTGAACAGGAGCAAACTAATGTTATGTCCAGGGTTCAACTTTTCGCAGAACATCTTGAGAAAGGCGAAATAACCCTGGCAAACCTCCATAAAGCCAAACTGGAAGAAGAAGCAAAGAATTTGCAGTTCAGGTTGGCACACGCTGGCCTTATGGAAAGGCAAACTGGTGTTAAGGTTGACATGAACGAGTTAGCTGGTAGAGCTGCTTTAGTTGCTGACGGTTTGAAGGAAATAGGAAAGGCAATTTCTGTTTACAATAAAAACAAGATAGGTGGTAAGCCAGAAAAACCAGGCGGTGTAGGCGGTGAAGATTTAGGAACAGGAATAACAATCACAGGAAACAGGCCTCAGAATTTATACATCAATATTGACCGCTTGGTTGAAAAACTAATTGTGGAATCACAAAACGTTACGGAGGCTGCACCTAAAATAAAACAGTTGGTTGCCCAACACCTGATTG